AGTGACGCCATCAGTGCCAGCGATCAGGCCACCAGGGCCGGACAGAACAGAGGCCCGCGGGTTGTTGCTGGCGAAATCGCCGGGCTTACCAGGAGCCGGATTAACATTAATTGCAGATTGAAAACCAGTCATTATTGGCTCCGTTAGATAGATTTAAGCTTTGCAGCGGTAGGGAATTGTGTTGCGAAATCAGAAGCCGCCGCCGCATCATGCGCCATTTTTGGCTTCTCGGCTTTTGCTGTGGCCAGTTTGATTATCGATGGATAGGCGGACGGGTGAACGCCGGTCACATCGATGTTCAGATGATCAAGCGCCAGCTTATAAACGGCTTCGGCGCTATCCATCGCGGCCACTTCGCCAATGATCGGCGCCACATCCTTTTCGGCCTGACGGATGGCTTTGAACTTATTCATCGCGGCATCGTGAGCGGCGTTGATAGCTGCATCCATGGCTTTTTTGTCGTCCTTCTCTTCTTCTTCGTCGTCCTCATCCTCGGCAACGGCTTCCTCTTCTTCGGTCTCTTCCTTTTCGGGCTCAGCGTCGCCAGCCAGCATTTTGGCGAGTTCTTTCGGATCAATAGCCGCGTCTTGCGCCAGCTTCAGCGCTGCGGCCAAAAGTTCTTCTTTGGTCATTGGTTTGTTCTCGGGTTGTTTAAAAGGGTCTGAATCGGAAACAACACAGTCGCGGCCAGCTCTTCCAAGCTCCACAATCGCCACATGATTCCCGATGATATTGCGCATCACTCCATCGAATTTAACGCCTTCAAACTCTCCTGGTGTCATATCGGGCGTGTAACGGTAAGCACAGGACAGTTCACACTGTTCCTTGGTCTCAATGCCGGCAATCGCCGCCGCATCCCAAACCACAAGCGAGTTGCGAAGGAACGGCTTAACGAACTCGGCATCAGTACCGGTACTACCGACTACGTTTTCCTTTTTCGGGTCGTCAGCGGAAACCGGGACATGCCGATCCAGCAAAGGGATGTGATTAAATGAGGCGGCGCCTTTGGCCAGTTCTTCCGGATCACGCAGCAATTGATAAATTCGGTCGGCATCCAGTCCGAGTTCTTTATGCCCCGGTATCTCGCGGCCATAATAAGGATTAACGGTGGCCTTACTGATGTTCGACATAGCCACATGCAAGCGGCCATCGGCATCGACTGTGCGTGACGAGCGATCAAAGGCTAGCAGTAATTCAGGCATGGCTAGGCTCCATCAGCAAAAAATCCGTGGATACCCCTATAACACATGCGCTATCGGTGCTATATAATCGAGTTTCAATCATCAAAGTGGAGTACGAAATGTTATTAGGAATTTTGGCGGTACTATTCGCCGCAGTCTTTTTCAGAGAACTGAAATTACTGCTGGTTCTCTTGTTGTTGGTACTGGTCTGGAATTTTCCGACCGCTCAGGCCGGGCCGGTTGTCGATAAAGAGTTAGAGCAATGCGCCGGTATTGCGGCCATGGCCAGTACCGTGGCCAGCGTAAGAAACAATCAATTGCCCGCACAGGCGGCGATGCAGATCGCCACAGGGCAGTTTGGATCAGGGTCTAAATGGAATTTCCCAGAAGAGGGGATTCAAGGGGTTGTTGATATCATTTATGACTCAGGATATGCGAGTCCGGACCAGGTCAAAGAGTCCGTGTTTAATGAGTGCTACAAGCCGGCTAATCGTTGAATCCGACCAGAATAGCGGAATCGGTACATCTGCAATTGTTTTCCATTCCTGGATGTGTCCATTTGCCATCCAGGAACATGCCCTTACGAATATCGTAAACCTCGCCATCAGCTTTCAAGTGTGACGGTCTCGGGGTTTTACCCGCGTGTGAATGATGCCAACGCGCGTGGGTCAGGCCCATATCAAGCCGCCGCGTTCTGTTGAGCGTGGCAGTGGCCTTGTTGCTCTGGTCCTGCGCGATAAGAATCGCCCGTTTACGCGTCAATGCGTAGCGTTTCTGTAACTCATCGGTCAACGTTGACAGCTTTCGGCCTTGCTGAACCGACCGCATCACCAGCCCCTGTACGTCCGTCAAATGCTGCTGAGCAATCGACTTGATTAAGCCGACCTGCTCATTGATCACGGCAACATAGGCGTTCTGCATCGATTCGGTCATTGTGAACTTCACGGCAAAGCCCGAATCCTTAAGGATTCGTTGTAGCGATCCGTCAGAGTAATTCTTCGTCTTTTGCGCGAACCAGAGCGCCAGCTTTTCGGCGCCCTCGTCAAAGTTTTTCAGCCATTGCTTGGCCAGCTTGTCCATGACTTCTTGAAGCGCGTCTGCTGGTATAGCATCGTCCTGGGCAATACCGGGATAATTGGCCTTGTAGGATGACGTCAGCCAGTACGCGATTGATTTGTGCATTTCACGCACCAGCTTTTTAAGTCGGCGTTGGTATTCGGCGCTGATGCCGGCATTGGGATAGACGGGCTTAAGCGTTTTTGTGTTTTTCATTGAGTAATGAAATGCAACCGGCCAGCACGACCTTAAACAAGTCAGGTTTATTGTTAAACCAGTTGTTTAAGGTCTGAGTGCTGACACCGGTTATTTTTGAGACTTCGGCAAGGTTTTTAAGCCCTGCCGACCTTGCCGCTTCTGATGCGGTCATAGTGTCACGCCAACCTGATTCCATTCATCATCACATAACGCAACAAGGAAACCGCGCGTCTTATAATCATCAACAGCTATATCAAATTGATCTTCGTCGTCAATGTCGATTTCTTCAAATATTTCAGAGTCTTTAAAATATGCCTTTGCTTTCATGACAATTCACCGTTCCTTAGTAAGTCAAGTTATTTATCTTTGCAATTCGATTGTTTAAATATAAAGACAATCCGTAGTGCTTATCATGTTTAGATGCTTCTTCATCAAACTCTTCAAACATCTTCAACATTGCTTCATTTGTGTTTGTTATGTTGTGCCGCTTTGCCACATCCCTAAGAACTGTTTTCACATAAGGCAGAGGCGAACCGTTTTTCAAAAATACAACATGATTTACGGCCTTATTAAATTCTTCTGTGGCTTGCTCTGTAGTTCTCATTTTCTTACCCTCATCGGCTTTGTTTGATTCGGGTTTATTATTGCTCTCTTTCCTTGTTTCTGTCAAATTATTTGATGCTTTAGGGGCAATATCCTTCTTTTCAACATCCTTTGACTTGCTCTTAACCTTAGAAAACGTCTTGCCATTCAGCTTTCCGCCAGCGCCGCCAATAACCTTGCCTGAGCCATCGATCAACACTCGCTTGCCGGTGCGCTCGCCATTATCCGGATCTTCGCCGCCATTGACCGTAATCCAATGCGCGGCATCCATCGCGGCCTCCGCTTCATCGTCGTCGTCAAAATCCGCTTCCCCGGTCAAGCCGTCATACCCGCTATCGGGATCATTCGCGATGCGCTGCCGTGATTCGTCGGGGCTGATGACACCGCCATCAATCAACGTAACATCGGTATCCGCATTGATCTTCCTGATATTGGCTTTCTGCTCATCGCTCATTTCTTCCAGGCTTTCAAAATCGAAGGTGATATCGTCGTCAATTTCCCCGAACTCGGAAAGCTGAATGATATCGATAACCTTTTTCAACGGATCTCTTAACAGCGCCTCTTGAGCTGATGCAATGTCGTCGTAGAAAACTTTTATTTCGCCATCACTGGAGGCATTGAGGCCGCTGGGCGTAATGCCCAGAAACTTAACCAGCGGAATGCTTGACACAGAGCTCATATGTTCCTGTGCTTGGGCCTGCAACTCATGAATGCCAGATAGCGGCGTATTGAACTGGAAAAACTCCTCAGTATCCTTGTCCAGCAGCATCAAGCCGCGATTATCCCGCAAGTTGTTGAACAGCTGCGCACGGGCGATAAACTGCGCGTCATCCATGCCCGACAACACGCCCGACATGTTGGTCATAATGCCGGAGACTGAAAACGAGTGCAGCAGATCGGACACGGAGTCACGCGTACGGGTCCAGTTATTCACATACGGTTCGGCCATCTGCGTCATTGAAAGACCGCCGAAGTTGTAGGCCGCTTTCAGCAAGTCTGGCACTTCCCGGCTTACGAATGTCAACAAGCGCGAACTGTGAACCGTTTTACCAAGTACATACCACGCGGACGGACGGTAATAGTTCTGGGCCAGCGGATCGGTAGAATTGTAATCGCTCGGATACGTCCAGACCGGCTCAATCACTTTGAAACCGCGTAAAGCACCCTTTTTGATCTTCGCTTTATCAACCAGCAGAACGGTTTTTAGCTCTTCCGGGTCTTCCGACGCCACGCCACCATTCGGCGTTTTAACATCGATGTAAATTTGTGCGCGGCCATAGAGACCGTCAAGCTCTATT